ACAAACAAGACCACACGCGATGGCTACAGCGTACAAGCGCCGTACGGCATGGTCAGAAAGAACGTGACGCGCGTGCGCAATCGAATTGGGCGCATTGCTCGCAACCTGGCAAAACAGAAGGGCTTGATATGAGCTTCAACTCCATCCCATCCGCACTAATCGCCCGCTACCGATCCGGCGCGTTCTTCACTGATGCGCTGACGGCATATCCAAACGCGGCGTTTACCAAGCCGACCGCCAGCACTGCATGGGCATCCGTATTTGTCATCCCCGCAACCACTGCGCCGCTATCAATCCGCGACTCTGACGAGATGGCCGGCGTGTTTCAGATTGATCTGAATTACCCGATCAACTCAGGCGCGGGTGGCGCGCAAGCCAAGGCAGACGCAATCCGTGCGCACTTCAAGCGCGGGACTGTTCTGTCAGGTGTCGAGCTTGGCACGGTGTCAGTAGCTAACCTTGGCCCGGTGGATGGGTGGTACAGGGTTGCGGTATCTATTGCATATCGGTCGTTTGTGGCGGTATAGTTGCGCCTGGTGAATTCGCAGGCTGATGCGCGGCGTTGCAGGCACATAAGCGCGGAGCCGGTGGGCGAAAGCTGGCCGGCTTGGTTGAACCTGACACTTCACACGCAAGCCGGAGATCAGCGCCGGCCAGTCCTTACCGATGCAGGCATTCCGCCGCATCAAAACCTTGAGGAAGGACGCAAGTTCGTAATCAAGGTCGACTGGGTACAGTCAGCGGCCAGCCCTCGACACATGATGTGTTTGTGGCTGGCGGGGGAAGCGTAACCCCCACAACTTCAAGACAGCCCAGCTCAATGCTGGGTTTTTTGTGCGCGCTGAACGGCGCCAGGAGGCAAACATGGGCAGTGCAATGCAAGCGGCTCAACTCCGCTACGACAACATGACCCCCGAAGAAGATCCGCCAATCTGGCTTGAGTCGAGCCAGGGGAGCGACTGGTTCGACGATGCATGCAACGACCTGGTGGCTGGCAACGACCTTAAGGTTGGCAACGAGGTAAAGGTCAGTGCAGACGATCTGTACGCCGCGGCAGAACTTCGCTTTATGGAAAGAGCCGTCGAGCTTGAAGACCTGCAGATCGCCAACCTGATTCGCGCGGTGAACGGTGGTGAGTGGGACCAGTCGCGCCGCTGTATTGCTGAAATCATGGGAGAGCCAACACGCCGCCTCGGCGCCATCCTTGCAGACATGGCCGAGGAACTCGTTAAGCCGCACGCAGATGCCGCGCAGGCAGCAATTTACGCATGGATGGAGGATTGAGCGCCATGAAGAAATACCTCGACCCGAGCATCAACGGCCTGATCGGACAGCTAATCGCCGCCGGCCTGTACCTGCCAGAGCAGCTTAGCCGCCAGCCAATGCGTGAAAACGGCATCTGGATCGCCGAGGCAAAAGCATGACCGCCCACCAGCGCGCACTGCGCATCGCCTACTGGCGCGGCTCGGCCATTACCTTCTTGGTAGTCGCCCTCTTCTGCCTGCTGCTGGCCGCTACCGACGCCATTCAGCAGATCTAACTCAGCCAATTTGAACTAGTGCATTTTTTGCACCAGTTCACTCTTCACCCGATGCGCGCGCCGCAGCTTTGGCGCGCCTGGAGATAATCGTGAACGCAGCAACTCAACTGATTCCAGTGGACGAGATCAGCGCAGAAAAGGCGCCAGCGATCTACGGCAGCAACATCCTTGACCGCTACGTCGACGCAGCCCGCGCCGAGGTAGCGAACGAAGTTCCAGATCTATCCAGCCGCAAGGGCCGCGAGCGTGTTGCATCGCTGGCCGCCCAGGTTGCGCGCTCCAAGACGGCAGTTGAGAAGCCGGGCCGCGAGTACCTGAAGCGCATCAAGGAGCTGCCCAAGGCCATTGAGGCCGAGCTGCGCGACTTCGTGCAGAAGATGGACGACCTGCGCGACGAGGTGCGGGCGCCGCTGAACGAATGGCAGGCGGCTGAAGATGCGCGCATTGATCGCCACCAGGCGGTAATTGATGAGCTGAACGGGCGTGGTGCAGAGGCCGGCACCTACGATGCCGACTATCTGCGCAGCTCAATCGCAGCGGCTGAGGCAGTAGTCATCGGCGAGCATCTGGAAGAGTTTGAGGCAGAAGCAGCCCGCGCCAAAGACAAGGCGCTGACCGCCCTGCGCGCCGCGCTGGCAGTTCGCGAAAAGCAGGAAGCCGAACAGGCCGAACTTGCCGAGCTGCGCCGCCAGCAGGCAGAGCGTGATGCGCAGGATGAGCGTGACCGCATTGCCCGCGAAGCAGCTGAGCGCGCAACCCGCGAAGCCGAGCAGCGTGCACAGGCAGAGCGTGACGCAGCAGCACAGCGCGAGCGCGATGCTCTGGCAGCGGCAGAACAGTCCCGCCTAAACGCCGAGCTGGCCGAGCAGCGCCGCATTGCTGCCGAGCAGCAGGCCGCACTTGACCGCCAGGCAGCAGCAGAGCGTGAGCGCCTTGCCTCTGAGCAGGCAGAGCGTGACGCCCAGGCTCGCGCTGAGGCTGCAGCAGCGGCTGAACGCCAGCGGCAAGCCGACTATCAGGCTGAGGTGGAGCGCCAGGCCAAGGCCCGCGAAGCCGACCTTGAACACAAGAAAGCCGTCAACAACGCAGCACTGGCCGCATTTATCGAAGGCGGTATGCCAGAGGATTTCGCCAAGCAGGCAATCACACTGATCGCCAAGCGCCTGGTGCCAAACATCAGCATTCAATACTGAGGTCAACATGAACACAGCTATAGCACAGCGAGATTCGGTGCTGCCCGTGGTCGCAGGCGAATCAGCCACCATCCTGCAGATCATCCAGCAAGTCGCCATGAGCCCCACCGCAGACATCGACAAGATGGAGCGCCTGATGGCCATGCACGAACGCTTCCAGGCGCAGCAGCAGAAGCAGCAGTACGACGAAGCCTTGTCGCTTATGCAGGAAGAGCTGCCAGTGATCGGTGAGCGCGGCGGGATCAAGGACAAAAATGGCCGCATCCAGAGCACCTATGCGCTGTGGGAGGACATTAACGAAATGATCAAGCCGGTGATGGCCAAGCACGGATTTGCGATCACCTTCCGCACTCCGCGCAATGAGCGCGGAATTGAGGTTGAGGCAGTGCTGAGTCATCGCGCCGGCCACCGTGAAGTAACGTCCATTTTGCTGCCGGCAGATACGTCTGGCAGCAAAAATGCCGTCCAAGCCGTCGCCTCAAGCGTCAGCTACGGCAAACGCTACACCGCTGGAGCACTGCTCAACTTCACCACCACTGGCGAGGATGACGACGGTAACGGCGGCCAGCAGGTAACTCCGCGTGTTACCTCGATTCAGGCAACGCAGCTTGCCGGGCTGCTGGAGAAATGCAGCGACAAGGCAAAGGAGGCGTTTGCCAAGATCCACGGCACTCCGGCCGCTGTCGAGAAAGCCGTATTCGATCAGGTGCTGGCGATGCTCACGAAATCCGCCGCACAGCACAGCGCGAAATCAACCGAAGGGGACCAACAATGAAAATCATCACCGACATTGAGCAAGGGACACCCGAGTGGCTGGCCCTGCGCCTGGGCATCGTTACCTGTTCAGAGCTGGACTGCTTGTTGGTAAATGGCAAGGGCGAAGCGGGCTTTGGAGTCGCCGCCTTCACCTACATGGATCAGCTGATCGGCGAGCGCATCACCGGCGAGGCCGCCGAGATCCCCTTTCAGACCAAAGCGACCATTCGCGGCCATGAGCTTGAAGGGGTTGCTCGCGACCTCTATGCCGCGCGGCATGACGTGAATCACACCACGATCGGCATCATCCTGAATCACGGAATTGGCTATTCGCCAGACTCGCTGATCGGCGCCGACGGCCTGACCGAGATCAAGACCAAGCTGCCGAAGTTCCAGGTCAGTGTGATCCTGGCCGACGAGGTTCCGAAAGAACACGTCGCGCAGTGCCAGGGCGGGCTGTGGGCGTCGGAGCGCGAGTGGATCGACTTCATCAGCTACTGGCCGGGCATGCCGCTGTTCGTCAAGCGCATGTACCGCGATGAAATCATGATTCGCAAGCTGTCCGAGCGGGTCAAAACCTTCTACGAGCTGCTGGACGAGCGCATGAACAAAGTGCTCGGCATTGCCGCTTAATCAACCAAGGAGAATCGTATGCCAGTTTCAGAGTTCGGCCGCATTGGTCGTGACGCAGAGCTTCGCTATACCAGCGGACAAAATCCGAAGGCCGTCTGCAGCATTCCGGTAGCCATCGACTACGGCCGCAAAGGCCAAGATGGCAAGAAGCCGACGCAGTGGTACGAGGTCACGCTGTGGGGTAAGCAGGCCGAGGTGCTGGCTGAATACTTGACCAAGGGAAAGCAGGTGTTCTTCACCGGAAAAGACCTGCATATCGAAACCTTCAACAAGCAGGACGGCAGCCAGGGCGTGAAGCTGGTGTGCGACTGCCAGGAGATCAAGTTCGCCAGCGATGGGCAGCAATCCCAGCAGCGCGCCGCAAACCCGCAGCAGGCACCGCGCCAGCCGGCCCCCCGGCAGCAGCCCACCGGCCAGCCAGCGCCGGACTACGACAGCTTCGACGACGACATACCGTTTTCGGACCCCTACCGAGGCAATCGCTGCCTCATCGTCTAACCGCTTCGGGCGCCCATGTGGCGCCCTTCTTTTTGCCGAGACAATCCCATGTATGCACCTGCACTGATTGCAGCAAAGGCGCCTGAGCGCAACGAACTGGCCGCGCTGATGGCCTCCTTCACCGGCCGCGTTCAGGTACTCAGCCACACCGAGCGCGCGCCACACCGGCCAACCAGCTACGGCAAGCAGAGCACCAAGCCAAGCGCCTACCGTGACACCGCGAAGAAAGAGGCCGCAGTCGTGGCCCTGATGCGCGACAACCTGATCATCACCAATGGCTCGGGCAGCTCGCCGCGCACGCCCCGCCAAATGCGCGGCCTACTGCGCACGCACGGAATCTGCATGACCTCTCCGGATGTTGAGCGCCTGGCAGCGCGCTACCAGATCAAGCTCCTACCGCCGGCTGCCTCAGATTGAAGCGCCGCACCATTCGCCAGATCGCTGCTCGCCGCATAGCGCATCTGGACCTGAGCACACCACAAGAGAAAGGGATTGCTGATGGCCAAGACCCAGCAAGAGCGCAACGACGCATCAAAGGCCAAGGACGCTGAGCGCGGCGCCGAAGACCTGCGCCTCAAGACCTACCCAGGCACAGCTGCCGCCCTAGCAACCCTCATGCAGCGCCACGGCATCGAGCAAAAAGGCGAGGCGATGTCGCTGATGCTGATCAACCTGGCCGCGATGCCGGCTGAACAGTCAGCGCCGGCCTTCGCAATTCCGCGCCACGAAATAGAAGTTTCGGAAAGTGTGGCGCGGGAGATTGCCGAAGAAGGCCGCAAAGAAGCCAAACGCCTGGAGCGCTCAGAATGATCGCCAACCCATTCACGCAACTAAGCTTGCCGGTCACGCTGCTGGATCTTCTTGAGTCGCGCGATACAGCAATTCGGCTGCATCGTGACGCAAGGCGACTTAATGAGCAGGCAAAGGAAACACTGGATGCCGTGGGCACTTACCTGATGCCGCGCGGCGCGCAGTTCCACGAATCAGAAGAGCGCGCCATTGCGGAGCTGGATTGCAGTTTGTGGCGCCGGGCCTTCGACCTGACCGGCTTCAAGCAGCTGATGGATGCCGAGGCGGTTGCAGAGTTTAACCGAAGCCTCACGCCCAAGCCGCCAGAGTTCAGCAACGCAAACATCCGAGCGACCTTTATCGACCTGCACGGCAAGGCGGGCGCCATGTTCCGCCGCGGAATCGTCAACGTGTTCCGCTACCTGTCAGACGACTACAAGACCAACTCCAATGAGCCTTTCAGGATTGGTCGAAAGGTCGTTATGACGTGGATGGTCGGCCCATCGTTTAAGCGCGGCCTGCAGATCCGCTACGGCATGCCTAGCGACAAGATGAACGACATAGATCGGATCATCAAAACCCTGGACGGCAAGCAGTTCAAGCCGCGCGACCTTGAGTACGCAATCAACACTGCGCTGGAACAGCGCGAAGTGTTCGAAGACGAGTACTACCGGGTCAAGGGCTTCAAGAACGGCAACATGCACATTGAGTTCAAGCGCGACGATTTACTCGACGGCCTGAATGATCAGATTGCCGAGCACTACGGCAATGCGCTAGCCGCCGCTTAAGCAACCACCTACCCACAACGCTGCATCCGGTAACGGGGGCGGCGCCTGGAGAAAGCCATTGGCGGCCTATTACAACGAAATTGACCCATACGCCGCGCAGTGGCTCCGAAACCTGATCATGGGGGGGCACATTGCGCCTGGCGATGTTGATGAACGCTCGATCGAGGATGTGC